CCATCGGCGTCACCAGCGCGCGACCCGAAGTCGGAGCGCATGACGGCTACATCGTGTGCAGCGTCATTCCGAAGGGCTACGTGCCCGACTATGAAGCCGACGACGACGATTTCTACGAGGCATCCGGCCGCGGTCTGATGACGAACGACGAGTGGGCGCACAAGTTCGACGACATCAGCAACCACAACCCGCCGCACCCGATCGTCCTGTCGTCGATGATCGGCGAGGGCACGCTACGGAAGGTCAAGGTGCACGACTGGGACCACGAGCCGGAAGACGACCCCGGCATCTGGCTCGAAGGCCGACCGGGTCACATCATCGGCCTCGTCCTGCAAGACGACTCGCTCGCCGAGACCGACATCTCCTCGGCTCTGCCGTTCCTCCCCGGCCTCAAGCCCGGGGACACCGTGTACCTGCTCGACGGGTTCACCGAGAGCGTGGAATGCCCCGAGTGCCACGGGTACTGCTGCCTGCCGATCCGCCTTGGGTCGGACGGCCTGTTTGGCGGCGGCGGTCAGTGCTCGGCTTGCGCTGGCACCGGTCAGCTCTCCTGTCCGTTCCCGGTGGACGCCCCCGACCACCCGTGTGTCCAGCCATGAGCGCGCTCGAGACCGACTGGAACCAGCGTGCCCGATGCGCTGGTGTCACGATGCGCCCCAACGACGCCACGGTGTGCGAAAGCTGCCCAGTGACCGCCCAGTGCTACCAGACATGGGTCGGGCTCGGCGAACACGAACGATCAGCGAACGTCTACGCCTGGGGAGGGTTGACGCCGGCCGAACTGCTCGCCTCAAACCCCGGGAGGCGACACGTCGACGAGGATGGATTGACCCGAGCACAGAACCGGACATTGCACCTCATCGAAGACGAACCCGGCCTGGCGACAACCGAGATATCCAAGCGGCTGGGACAGTCGGGAAACACGACGATGAAGGCCGTGAACCACCTCGAACGGATCGGCCGGATCGAGCGTCGACCCGGCGAACCGAGGTTCGGGCGCGGCTTCCCCGCAGCCACATTCCACCCGCTCGATGGTCATCGAGATTTCGGGGCAGGGGCTACAATGAGTGGGACCGGCGGTGCGTCAACACCCCGGTCCCTTGCTCATAGCCCTCAACACGAGAGGACCACAAGATGACCGATGGTACAGCCGCCCCCGAGGGCGTACCAACCACGAGCCCGAAGCGCATCCAACTGCGTCGCGCTAGCGGCTGGCGCAAGCCCGAAGGCGCGGTCGTCGTCGCCCGCCCCAGCCGATGGGGCAACCCGTTCACCATCACCGGGGCTCTCGAGTCCCAGTTCGCCGAGACGACCGAGCACGCCCGGACCCTATGCGTCGAAGCGTTCGCATCATGCATCGCACACGGACGATGGTCCCCATGGTGGGCCGAGAACGCCGCCACCCGGTTCGACTGGATGGACTGCCACCTCGACGAGCTCCGTGGCCGTGACCTGGTGTGCTGGTGCCCGCTCGACCAGCCGTGCCACGCCGACGTCCTGCTGGAGCTGGCCAACCAATGACCTGGTTTCGCGTCGATACCGACTTCCTCCAACACCCCAAGGCCCAGCACGCCGGGCCGCTCGGCCGCGAACTCTGGCACGCAGGGCTCACCTACTGCACGCAGCAGTTGACCGACGGGCGCATCCCGAAGGCCATGGTGCCAGCTCTCGCAGCGCTCGCCGGCGTCAAGCCGTCCCTGGCGAGCAAACTCGTCGAAGCGCCCATCGGGTTCGCGTGCGGGCTGTGGGAGGACCACGGCGACTACTACGTCATGCACGACTACCACGACCACCAGCCGTCCCGGGAGAAGGCGTTGGCCGACAAGAAAGCGGCCGCCGAGCGGCAGAAGCGTGCTCGGGAAAAGGCCCGCGAGTCGCAAGGGAAGTCACAGCGTGAGTCACAGCGTGAGTCACGCCGTGACTCACAGGGGCAGTCACGGTCCCTACCTAACCTAACCTCACCTGGACCTGCACCACTGCTTACGGTTGTACCAACTACCACCACCGGTTCCAATGGCGACCGCGTGGCGGTGGAAGACGTCATCCAGTCAGCAGCGGCCTACCAGGCGCTGATCGCCAAAGGCTCCGGCGTGCAACCCTCGAAGGGCTGGGACGCCTACGAGATCGGCATCGGCAACCGCATCCGACGAGAGGACGCCGACCGCATCGCCGCCCTCATCGCACAGCACCCGCACCTTGACGCCGATGGCGTGCGAGACGTCTACCACCAACCCGACGCCATCACGTCGCTCGACGAACTCGTGCCCGGACTGCAGGGGCGACCGTGAGCCAACTCGACCGCATCGAGCAGATGTGCACGCAGATCCTCGCCAAGCTCGGCGAGGCACCAGCGGTCACGTCCGGCGTCACCCACGACCACGACGGCACCCCGTTCCTCCCCGGCACCGGACGCCTCGGCGGATCCGGCGCACACGACGACGAACGAGACCACACGTCCGCACCAGCCGACCCCGCAGAACGCGCCCGCATCCTCAAACTCATCCGAGCATCCCGAGCCGCTTCCCCAACCCAGGAGACCCCGTGACCACGCAGACAGAACTCCACCGAATCGCCAACCAGCTCGAGGACATCGTCAAGCTGTTGCGCAAGCCCGGCATCGAAGCGTTCGAGCTCGCCCAACACTGGGCCGGCGTCGGCGCCGCAGCCGCCGCCACCGACGGGTCACGCTCCACCGGCATCAACGACATCGGCGAGAAGATCATCGAAGGCACCGAAGAGAACGGCCGCCTGCGCATCCCCGCCGAGTTCGTGTTCGCCCACCAACGCATGACCACCGACATCGCGGCCCTCAAGAAGATCACCCTCCTCGCCGACCTGACGTTCTGCCAACGAGCGGTGCGCACCAAACGGGAGCAGGCCAACAGCCTGGACCGCACGAACAGCAAGAGCGGCGAATGCGAAACCTGCTACCAAGCCGGCCGCCTCGACAGCTACCAGCGCGGCACCCTCGAAGCCGTGATCCTCCCCGGGTTCGTCACCGACCCCGACGGCGAGATCGTCCACGACCAGCTCGACCTGTGCCGCAACTGCGCCAAGAGCGCCCACGGATCACGCGCCGGCGCACGCTCGAGCGGTACCGATTGGGACCACGAGGAGTGGACGACGGCCCGCATCGCCCGACTGAAGCAGGACCCGACATCGCCCATCCGCAACGAGATGGTTGCGTGAGTGACCGTGAGTGACTACAGTGCACCCCAATCGTCAAGCTGTGAGCACTGTCCCCTGACAGCGCTCGTTGCGCGTGGGAGGTGAAGCGATGAGCGACACACCCGATATGCCGGACGTCGAGCCGGACCGATGGACCAGGTTCGACCTCTGGGCGGAGCGAGCACACCAAGCAGCACAAGCCGCCATCGCAGTCGAGGAGGGTCGAAGCGACCCCACCATCGAGTGCACCAGCGCTTTGGCCGACGTTCACAACCGAGCCGCCGACATCTACCGCGACCTTGCTGCAACATCGGCACCAGGCGACGCAGCACTGGAACGGCCCGCAGAGATCTGTGTCCACCGATGACCTGGTCGACACAGCCCGGCAAGAGCCGAGGCTTCCCCCCAGCCCAACGCCTCCGCATCCTCGCCCGAGACCCCATCTGCCGATGCACCGGCTGCCCACGCTGCACACCCAACGGCTGCACCGCACGCTCCACCGAAGCCGACAGCCTCGACCGCACGCACACCGACCAAGGCCAAGGCATGTGTACCCCGTGTCACGCCCACCGCAGCGCACTCCAAGGCAACGCCGCCCCGAGGGTGCGAGCCAAGCGCCCGGCAGAGCCGCACCCAGGCCTTCGCTGACCCGGGGTCGGGGGCCTCCCCCGCCCCTCGACTGCAGACCGGGGAGACGTGGCGCTGGCCTTCTGTACGGGTCTGGGCTGATTCTCCGAGGAGGTTCCGATGGCTGGACGTGGACCTGCCCCCAAGGATCCTTCTCGTCGGGCACGGCGCAACGCTGGCCCCGAGCTGCGGGTGATTGAGGCTGAGCCGGCGACGCAGCCGGCGCTTCCGACGTTCCTGATCGAGCAGGACGACGAGCTCGTCGAGTTCGTGTGGCCGGCGATGACGCAGCAGTGGTGGGCGATGTGGGGCGAGTCCCCGCTGGCGCCGGAGTTCACGGCGTCGGATTGGTCGTTCCTGTTGGACACCGCGGTGATCCACGCCAAGTTCTGGAACGGGTCGACGACAGCCGCGGCTGAGCTCCGTTTGCGGGTCGCGAAGTTCGGGGCGACGCCGGAGGATCGGGCTCGGCTGAAGATCACGTTCGCTCAGGCCGAAGCGGCGGATGCGGGGCGGTCGCAGCCTCGAGGTCAGCGGCGCGACGGTTTGCGTCTCGCCGAGTAGTGCCTTGGAAGCCATCATTTGAGGGTGAGCGTCCGACTCTCGGGTGGTACGTCCTCGATTGGATCGAGGAGTTCCTGATCGTCCCTGACGGTCCGTCCGCCGGTGAGCCGTTGGTGTTCACGAACGAGCAGGCCCAGTTCGTCCTGAAGTTCTACGAGGTCGATCGAAGGTTCTCGGGTCAGGCGATCCGGGGTCGGTCGATGATGAACGGCCGACTCATCCGCCGTGCCGTGCTCTCCCGCCCGAAGGGTTGGGGGAAGTCGCCGCTGGTAGCGGCGCTGTGCCTTGTCGAAGCCCTCGGTGACGTAGTCCTCGACGGGTGGGACGCTGATGGTCAGCCGGTCGGGAAGCCGTGGGCTGATCTCGGGTTCAAGCCGAAGGTCCAGGTCGTCGCGGTGTCGGAGGATCAGACGACGAACACCTGGGAGCCGCTGCTCGACATGGCGTCGACAGGCCCGGTGTACGACGCCTATCAGATCGAACCGCTGCAGGGGTTCGTGAACGTGCCTCGAGGTGTGATCGAACCGGTCACAGCGTCGGGAACATCGCGTGAGGGGTTTCGCCCCGTTTTCAACGCGATGGATCAGACGGAGTCGTGGAAGCCCTCGAACGGCGGGGTGAAGTTGGCGGCAACGCTGCGCCGCAACCTCGCCAAGGTCAACGGGAGCTCAGTGGAAACGCCGAACGCCTTCCGCCCGGGTGAGGACTCGGTCGCCGAGCATTCGTTCGACGCCGAACGACTCCAAGCAGAGGGCAAGACGAAGATCTCCACGGGCGTGCTGTTCGACCACCGCGAAGCCCCACCCGAGACCGACCCGACGGACGAAGCGTCACTTCGCCACGGTCTCGCCGTCGCCTACGGCGAATCTGCCGACGTCAACGGCGGCTGGGTATCGATCGACCGCATCGTGGCCGACTATTGGGATCCCGACACGGATCCGCAGGACGCTCGAGGGTTCTACCTCAACCAGATCACCCACGCGTCGGACTCGTGGCTCACCCAACCGGAATGGGCGCACATCGCTGACGCCACGAAGATCGTCGCCGACCTCGAGCAGATCACGCTCGGATTCGACGGATCCCGCGGCCGGGCCAAGGGCAAGCCTGACGCCACTGCGCTGATCGCCTGCCGGGTGTCAGACGGGCACCTGTTCGAGCTCGGCGTCTGGGAAGCCCCCGACGGTCCCGGCCAGGACGAGTGGCAGCCGCCGATGGCGGCGATCGAAGCCGCCATCCAGCACGCTTTCACGAAGTACGCCGTGGTCGGTGCGTACATGGACCCGGCGAAGGACTGGCGCTCCC